TACGGTTATGAGCAGATATAAAAAAGAGCAAATAGCCAAAATGGTTATAGACCCTAATACTTCGGATATGATTGAAACATATCCTAGGTTAAATGATATATTACCAAAGGGTAGCTATGTTAAAGATTTGAATAAGCAAATACAATACATGGCTTGGGTTTATGATTATAATTCCCCAGCTGTAAAAGAATTTAGTGATATAACCAGGAGAAAAGAATGGGCTAAGCAAACTGTTGACTTAAAAGAAAAACCAAACTTTGAGTTGATGCTTAACTTTACAAGATATGTTATTAATAGCCGAGTATGGACACTTATTTGTTCATTAGAGGCAACATTTGAAGAATACGCAGAAAGGGTTAACAAAAGAATTGAAGACCAGGATAGCGGCAAAGAATTAGATGTTTTAAAAGCTGTAGAGATTAAAAACAAACTTATTAATCAAATGGATGATATGATTAATAAAATAGAAGCATTATATAACAAGCTGTTTGTAGGAGACCAAGATGCTGTAGATGAATACGATGAGGCTAAGAAATTTAGACCTGAATATATAGCGGCTCAAATGAAAAACAAATGATAAAAGAATTAGGCGGTAAAAAAGTAGATGTACAAGGTTTAATATGTAATCTTCCAAAAGAAGGTTATGTATATAACCCTTTTACTGGTAACTACCAAGATGTTGGTGTTACTCGTCGCCATATGAAATACGATAATTGTTTTTGGGAAATAGATAAGCGTTGGGAAAAGTTTCCAATATGGGAAAAAGAAGAAGCTGAAAAGCAAAAGCAAGACCCAAGATATGTCCATCCAGATTTAAAAGAATTTAAAGAGTATTGCTGGATACGCAGGATAGGTGGTCATTGGTTTATGAATAATAATAAACCTACTTATATAACAGGAACTCATTGGTTTTATTTATCTTGTTATCACCTTGATATTGGGTTGCCTAAATACAGAGATGTAGATAGGGAGTTCTTTTATTCTTGGGAATACTCAGTACAAGACCCTAATTGTTTTGGGTTAGTAGAAACAACTAAACGTCGTAGTGGTAAAACATATAGAGCAGGTTGTATTGCATTAGAGCAATCAACTCGTTCAGAAAACTTTTGGGCTGGTATCCAATCTAAAACAGATGACGATGCTAAATCAGTATTTAGAAAAGCTATTGTTAATCCTTATAGAAAATTACCTTCTTTCTTCAAGCCAGTATCAGATATGCCTAATACAGGTAAAGTTCCTGCTACAGGGCTTAAATTCCAAAGTGGTAAGGTAGATATAGATGGAGAAGAGTTAATGTCAGGAATAGACTTCAAATCGTCAACAGAAGGTGCTTATGATGGACAAAAACTTGGCTTTTATATTGGTGATGAGGCAGGTAAGACAATGATGGTTGATATCAACAGAAGATGGAATGTTGTTAAGTATTGTTTGATGGACGATGAAGGGCGTATTATAGGAAAAGCACTGCATACCTCTACAGTAGAGGAAATGGAAGCTGGAGGTAAAGCATACTTTGAGATGTGGCAAAATTCTGACCAAAAAACTAAAGAAGGAAGAAGGACACCTACAGGTATGTATAAGTTTTTTACTCCTGCTCAAAAAACACGTCATATAGATAAATTTGGTTTTGCTAATGAAAAATTAGCATTGCAAGATATATTAGATGAAAGAGAGTCATTGCGTAATGACCCAAGGGCTTTATCATCTGCTAAAAGGAAAGAGCCATTAGATGAGAAAGAAGCATTCCAAACAGATGCTTCTAAATGTGTATTTAACCCTATTATACTTAATGATAGGTATGATTTGCTTAAATGGACAAAACCTAAAATATTAAGAGGTAACTTCCAATGGGAAGATATGAAAAAAGACTCTAATGTTACTTTTGTAGAAAACCCTAATGGTAGATTTCAAGTATTAGAATTTCCTGATTTTTCTAATAATGTGGAAAGAAAAGGGGATTTCGCATATGCAAGAAACAAACATATGTATTGTGCAGGTATTGACCCTTATGACCATGTTAATGTAACTAAAGAACATCAATCAAGAATGTCTAATGGTTCATTATGTATTATAAAGAAAGGTAACCCAATTAAGCCTACTGCTTATGACGGAGCACCTGTTTGTTTGTATTTAGCCAGACCAACTCCAGAAGTATTCTATGAAGATTGCCTTATGGCATTAACTTACTTTGGCTGCCAAGCACTAATAGAGACGCAGAAACCAGGTATCCTACATTACTTTGAATCAAGAGGTTATAAAGATTTATGCTTTACACCTCCTGGAAAAGACAAGCCAGGTATTGCGGCAACGCTTACAAATAACGTATATATAGCAGAATTAACTGACCAATACATATCTACAAAGATTGATAATGTGTGGTTTGTAGAACTTATAGATGATTGGTTAAGATTTAGCCCTAATGATACAACTGAGTTTGACGCTGCTATGGCTATGGGTTATGCATTAATGATGACATACAACCCACAGTACAATCCAAAACAAAAAGAAACTAAACAAGTTCCGATAGAAGATTACTTTAAATTTATGAGAGGTAAACGAACAGGGGGTCTATTTGGTAAGTATTCTTAACGTATTATATTCAATATAAACAAACTAAATTGCTGAGATGGCAGAAATAGTATCAAGTGTAGGGGTAAATTTCCCTGATGAAAATATCAATCCTAAGTTAAAGGTAGAAAAGCCTTTTTTATTACAATATGCAAGAGCTGCATATTCTGCTTATGGGGATACCCCATTTGGTTCAATTGGATGGAGAAGCCGTGATAAATATGAATGGGTTAAAACCTATGCTCGTGGTCAACAAACAATTGACAGATATAAACGCATTTTATTACCTGACCAAGACCCTACTAATAATACATTAGTAGTTGATTGGTCTGTATTGCCTATTGTACCTAAATTTAGAAGGGTAGCACTTGGTTTATTAGAAAAAACGGATTATGATATTACAATTAATCCTATTGACCCATTAGCTTCTACAGAATTAGAAGAGCAAATTCAGCAAATGAAAATGAAAGCTCAAATGAGAAAATCATTTGAACAATTACAACAAGGTCAAGAAAATGCTGTAATGCCTCCACAAGTTGCTGCAGGAGAAGGTGAACCTGATGATTTAGATGGTATTCAAATATATGAAATAGGATTGCGTCATAAAACAGCTATGGAAGCTGAGCAAGCAGTTCAATTAACATTTACTCAAAACGATTACAATGGTCAAAGAAGACAAGAGCTTCAAGATTTATTTGACTATGGCGTTGCTGCATTTAAAGATTACAGAGACGGAGATTTAGTAGGTTTTAGAAGAGTTGACCCAAGAAGATTGATTTTAAGCTATTGTACTTATCCTGACTTTAGAGATTTAAGATATGTAGGTGAGATTATGGAAGTTCCAGTAGCTCAACTTATTCAAATGTCTGATGGTGAATTAACCGAAGATGATATTAAGTTGATATATAAACTTGCTTCTACAAATCAATTTAGACCTTCTATGCCAGTAGGTAATGCTTACTATGGTAGTTATTCTGACTTTTGGAATAGAGGTAAATGTGAAGTGTTGGATTTAGAAATTATATCTACAGATGAATTAGTTAGAGAAGAAAGAGTTGATAGAAGAGGTAATGTTGTTTTCGGCAAAGCTGGATACGAAGATTACAATAATAAAAAAGATAAATATAAAAGAAAACAAGTACAAGGTGTATATCGAGTAAAATGGGTTATAGGTACAGATATTTGTTTTGATTATGGTAAACAATACGATATTAAACGCGACCCTATTAATTTGGCGCGCGCTAAATCTAGCTACACAATTAGTGCAGTTGATTTTTATGACATGAAAACATTTAGCCGTATGGAAGCTATTATCCCATACGCAGATGCAATTCAATTGGCATATTATAGATTACAACACGAATTAAATACATCAGTACCTAAAGGTTTTAATATTAACCTTGCAGCATTAGAAGAAGTAAGTTTATCTGGTGGTGGTCAAGCAATGAAACCTTCAGATATTATTGACTTGTATTTACAAAGAGGGGTATTGGTTAGCCGTTCAGTTTCATTTGATGGTAAACAAGTTCCTCCTGCTATTCAAGAATTACAAGGTGGTACAGGTGGTGCTATTGCAGAATACTGGAATTTAATTAACCAAAACCTTGACATGATACGTCAAACACTTGGGTTAAATGAATTGACAGATGCTTCATCTCCTAACCCTAAGTTATTGACTACTGTTGCTAATTTAGCAGCATCAGGTACTAATAATGCATTAAGCGATATTAACTATTCCGATAGATATTTAGCTCAATCTTTATCAGAGTCAATTATTATTCGTGTACAAGATATTATTAAAAGTGGAGACACTCAAGCATACGCAGACTCATTAGGTAATGGAACTGTAGAAATGCTTAAGATATCTCCAGACATTACAAAATACACATTTGGAATTGATGTTGTAGATAAACCTACTGCAGAAGAAAAAGCAAGATTAGATGAGTTAATTAAAGTAGCGCTACAACAAGGTCAAGTAGATATTAGTGATGTAATTCGTTTGAATAATATTCAAAATATTAAACAAGCTGAAATGTTCCTTGCTTATAAAGTTCGTAAGAACATGGAAAAGAAACAGCAAGAGGCATTACAAATGCAGCAACAAAATGGTCAAATCCAGCAACAATCTGCTATGGCTGCTGAACAAGCTAAACAACAAACACTTCAAGTTGAATACCAAATGAAGTCTGAGTTGGAAAAAGTTAAAGCTGAAATGGAAAGTAAATTAATTGAATTGCGTGGTCAGTTTGAATTAGAAAGAGAAAGAATTGCTGCAAGTGGTAGAGTAGAGTCTTCTTATGTTCAAGCAGTTGAAAGACAAGATAGTAATGTTAGAGATAATAAAGCTAAATTAATAAAAGATGACAAACAAGATGGTGTTGCTCAAATTGATATCAAAGCTAATTTAGAATCAAGGGTTGCTCCAGAAACAACTGGTGGTAAAGAATTAGGGTTAAATATTACCCCAATAGATTTTACTCAACCAATGGGACAAGAACAAGAGCAAGGTATGGAACAACAAATGCCGCAAGAACAAATGCCACAAGAACAAATGAACCCAGAAGAACAAATGATGCAAGAGCAAGGAATGGGACAAGAGCAAATGCCGCAAGGGCAAGAGCAAATGCCTCAAGGACCTGAAGAAGAAGCGATGGAAATGCCTCAAGAACAAAATCCTGAAGAGGAAAGCCAAGAGGTAAATCCACAAGA